AAGACAGCGGAGCGTGGCGCAGCTTGGTAGCGCGTTGCAATGGGGTTGCAAAGGTCGCAGGTTCGAATCCTGTCGCTCCGACCAAAAAAGTTTATTAAAAACCGTCGCTTATGGGTAAAACCTGGCGGCGGTTTTTTGTTGGTTGGTAAAATTTTGGGAATATTTTGGGAAAACAGGTGCACCTGTAATGGCTCCCAAGCTCCTTATATATCAGTCATTGCCAGAATGAGTGATTGATGTTCCCGAGTCGAGCGTATGTAGTCAGTTACAGTAGTTAATGAGAATAAGTCGTGGCAGGCGAGCTTATCCAACCCACAGGCTACTAAGTCTTCATATGTAGTTAGTGTCATTCCGGTAAGCTTATCGATTTCGCTTTTGCGAAGCCCATGAGCCTGCAGCTCAATGAATATTCCTGCATATTCTCCATTCTCTGGATCAATCAATTGTACTGTCAGATTGCCAGTGCTGCTGAGGCTGGAAGGGCCTAACGCCAGATAGTTTTCAAATTCCATAGCTGTCTCCATGTGTTGTTTTGTTATCTATTTACTCTGGAGCTCAACTTTCTATCTTTAAAAGCATATCCATTGTGTATGGATTCCCCTTAGCCTGCTGCCATCGAGTGTCATGCCCGTCTAGGTAGTGCTGCGTCATGCTCTCGTCAGCGTGGCCCATGAGCACCTGAATATCGTTGATCGAAGTGCCTTGCAGCTCCAGCAGCCGCGAACCCAAAGAACGTATTTCATGGAAGGTGGGTTGGGCGCTCTCGGGGAGGCGCTTGATACTGGGTATATGTTCGCGCAGCTTGGCGAACTCCCGGGAGAGATAGTCTCCGGAGACCTGCGACCAGTGTGTTTTAGTTCTTCGATCATTTCTTCGTGCCGGCATTCGATGCACGATGAAAGGAGAGACGGGCGCAATGAGCCGCGATCGGCGGATTAGATCCTCGAGCGCAGGCGTCAGTTCGATGGCCACGTAAGCAGTCATGCTACGATCCTTAGTTTTTTGGCGAATGTAGTGAAGGCGGCCGTTTCTGATATCTTCGTACTTGGCGGCCGCCACTTCGGCCCGCCCAAACAGGCATAGCAGTGAAAGCTCCATGGCGATCTGCATCCAGTCGGGAGCTATCACATGCATGGCTTTGAATTGCTCAACCGTTAACCGCCTACGCTGTTTGGCGTAGTGATTAGTGGTGCGGGTCGGGGTGACGGGATCTTTGTCTATCCAGCCTTTGGTCTGTGCAAACTGGAATATCTGCGACAATACGGCGCGATACTGTACATAGGCGCTGCCGGGATGGTTCTCTGTTAGATATTCGGCACACCAGCGGGTATTGATGTGCTCGAGCATCATATTGCCTGCATCCTTAATGAGTCGGTTACCACGACCCCGCTTCGCCTTTTTAGTCCAATCCTTCAGCTTAGGATCGGTCTCCACCCATTCCTTAAGCCAAGCATTGACCGCTACGCTCAGCGTTATGCCAGTTTCCCCCATTACACCAGCCACCAGGTCGCCACCTGACATTAGTCGGGCATTCAGGATGCGCGCTGCGTCCTGGGCTTTAGCCCGATCTCTGCCCATGCCATGCTTGGTGCCGGTGTCTGGGCGGCGATAGGTATAGTAGCCCTTGCTCTCATATAGATTGGGCTCTAGGCCTTTATTCTTTCTTTTCCGTGGCCGTGGCGGCATATCACGCCTCCAGTACGCTATCTGCTAGCTCATTGCCGGTCTGGCGGCGCTCTGCATCAAGGTCGATAAACCAAGTGCCGCCAATTTTTTTAGCTGGCACGTGGCCTTCCCGACACCAGCGTCGCATGGTGGTAAGCGAGGGTGGATTTCCCTCAAATCGTGCACGGCTCCACTGTTCGAGCTCCATTAATTTGCCGGTTTTCATCCTCAATCTCCCGTATAACGTTGGCCGCCGGGGCCCCAACCTTGACCATCTCGCCAGTCGCGTTCCTGGCGCGCGATGCTGTCGTCTATTGCCTGCTGGCGCTGCTGATCGATGAGGGCTTGCACCTCAGGGTTCTGGGCGATACGGCGCAGGTTTAGCAGTTCCTCCTGCTGGCGCTGGATAATGCCGGTGGCCACCGATGCCAGTTCCCAGCAGTCAGTTGGTGTTTCCCCGTCGTCACGCACTTTCCCCAAGCCATAACAGCCGCCACAGGGCTTATCGCGATTGCCTTTGATGTGATCGTGGCCTGCGCCCAAGCAAATAGGGCAGTCGTCTGGGGCAAGCGCTCGCCACTGGTTTTCCCATTCCTGCAGACTGGTAATGCTATCGATGCCCTTATCAAGGTCGCGATAGAGCACCAGCCACTTTCCTTCCAAGTCCGTTCCAGCGCCCTGGTGTTGGGCAATCTCCTGAAATTTCCCGCCATGCTCTCGGTGTGTATGCGTCACTTTGGTCATTGATGCTTCAGAGCCGGAAGCCCTTCCTCGTCAATCAGCTCGCCAGCGGGCATGAAGGTGCTGCCTGGTGCGCGCTTGAGTAACTTGAGCCTTTCGTTTTCAGCCCGGGCGCTGTCTACTAATTGCGCGGATACATCACTCACGGCTTTTGCACGCTGGATCTCTTCTTTCAACGCATCCCCCTTGATGCTCTCATCACCCAAGCGCTCAAGCTGGGCAAACAGGTGGTTGCGTAGGTCGTCGATTTTGTTCTTCATGCCTGCTTGCTCCTGCGGTTGATTTTGCGGTTTAGGGCCCCGCGCAACTGAACGATTTGTGGCAACGGCTCGGGTAGGTTGAGGTAACTGTTTCGGCGCATTAATTCGGCGCGGCTGATTAGCTCCAGATTGGCTGACGAGAAGTTGCGCTTGTCGCCGTCGCGGAATATCACAGCGTGGCCTTTTGGTACCGGCCGCCCGTTGTGCTTTTCCCACTCAATGTGGCTGACCGCTACCCAGTCCCGGGGTGGGTATCCGGTGTCGGTCATTTTGCGTTCCAGGTAGTCATCTTTAGTGACGCGCTCACTGCCTACCGGCAGCCACGTTGCTGGTTTGTGGCCTTTCTTGAAGCGAGTGCGCTCGCTACCCGGTGGGCTGAAGTGCGTACCCTTGTTCCAGGGCGTTAAGTTAGGCTTAAAGCAGCCTGGCTTTTCGCGCTCCATGTACTCGGTTGATTTCCGCCAGCCATGTTTAATGGCCTGATTTTTGATACTGGAAGCGCTGCGGCGGAACATGCGCGCAAGGGTGGCGTTGTTGGTATCCGGGTAGTTCCTTTCCAGCGCGGCTAGATCTTCCGGAGACCACGGCTTGCCGTTGTTGGCGAGGTAGTCAGTCATGGCTGGCTTCCTCCACATCCGCGGCCGTGATGATGTACCGCTGAGTGTCCAGCACTTGATAAAAGTCGGGGTCGCAATAGGTGGTTGCCCATGCCTCGATGAGCGTTTGAAGCACTTGAATTTGTGGCTCGCTGGCGCTGGGATAATCTTCGGCCACTTCGCCCGCGTCGTCTTCGGCCTGAACCTGCATGCCTTCTATCACTAGCTCATCAAGGTTGGTGGTGAAGTCAGTCGCTTTAGCATGGCGCTTGGTACCGAAATAAACCGTATCGCCTGCCTGCAGCTGGCGCTCTTCGATCAGCTCTTGAAGGTCGTCATGGTTGAATGTTTCGTCATTTGTCGACCATAGGATCTCGGGCGTTGCTGCCAAGTCGCTGGTGGCCGCTTCGGCGCGCTCAATGGCGTCATACTGTGCTACCGGCAGGGCCATGGCCTTTTCGATGTTTCGTTTAGGTTCATCGCTGGGCTTGAACCAGGCATCGTCCCAGGGCCAAAACGCCGGTGGCTGGCCATCTAGTGCCGATTTGCCACCTTTCAGCACATCTTCTGCGATGCAGGCATAGCAGGCCGCTGCCGCTGCTAATTGACCCTGTGTGTAGCCGTCGTCATGGGATGCCGTGAACCCCTCTTCATTGATTTGGCGAAGCCGTTCTTCCATGGCTTTGATGATCGCTTTTGACATGTCAGTTACCTCCTAGCTGCTTAAACGGGCGTGATAAGGCGTTCATGCTGGTTAAGATGATTGCCTTTCTACGCTCTGCGGCTTCGTGCGCTTTCGCGTTCAGCTCGGCGAGGTGCGCTTGCATATCCACTTGATCGACGAGCGCCTGCCCACGTTTGCCCTCGCCATAGCGGCGGGAAATGGTCGAGACGTGTACGCCGTGGCGTTTTGCTAGCTCGCTGAGCGTTACGCGTTCGCCGGTGGCGGGATCTTTCGTGTATATCGCGCTCATGACGGCACCTCGCTGTCCTCATTTTTTTCGCCGGCGTCGCTCTCTGCTGGCGCTGGTGTGTTGAATATCCGGTCAAACTGTTCGTCAACATTCATAGCGGGCCTCTACATGCCGCCAATGGCGCGCTGAGCGTCTTCGGCGGGGTAGTTGGGGTTGTGATAGCAAAATTCCGAGCGGATCCGGTGGGGGAAGTGGTACCCATCGCAGTAGCATGTCTGGTACCGCCAGCCGCGCCGATCTGCCCATTTGTCGATGCGCAGCGTGTCGAACTCCCCACAGCTTTTGCAGCGGATGCGGCGTAAATACTCAGCGGGGTGCTTGGCTTTTACCTGACGGGCACCGCACGACCGGCACCGACAATGGCGACGGCGGTTGCCTACGATGATTCGTTGGCCAAGCCGGTTGAGCATGTACATACGCCAGCCCCCTCAAAACTGAACCAGCTGCTGAAACGGCACCGTGTCGGGCATGGCCAGCTGTGCCGGTGAGGTGGCATCGGTATCCAGTGCGGGAGCAGCGGGGCGCATGCCTGGGCAGTGCTCCTCCGCGATGCCTTTGTAGTCCGGTTGGCCGGTGCGCTTTTCCAGCGGTACACCGCGGGCTTCCTCAGCGGCCCATATCGCGGCATCTGTGCAATAGCTAACCAGCCAGTCGGATTGCTCCTCCGCTTCGCGTTGGGAGAGCTGGCCCAGGACGGTGACCGCTAGGATCATGAAGGCCGCCCAAACGGCTTTGGTGGCTTGGCAGCTCATGAAACACCGCCTTGGCTGCCATTCAGCAAGCTTCTGAGGTGATCGCAGATTTCGATAAGTGCCGGGTCTTTGCCGTAAAAGCAGTCAAAACGGCGATGGCTTACGTGCTGTGCGCTATGAGCAGCCAGCCAGGTATGACAAAAGATGCCGTGCTGGGTGGTTTCGAGAAGTACGGCGTAATGCCCTTGCAGATTGATAGCCACCGCCATCATTTGGCAGTCAGCAATTAACGCCAGGAACTCCCTGGGTAGGCCGTTGCTTTCGAACATCTTGCGGGTGCGTGCATCGATAAACGTAGAGATCTTCATGAGTACACGCTCCCCACATCACGGCGGGACACAGTACGGCTGGCGCTTACCTGCTGGCGCGTGCGAGCCGGTGGGCGGTTACGCATGGCTTCGCTGTCGGGATTGATGCCGCTAACAAGCAGGGCGATAAGAAGGGGAGCGATCCAGCCGCGGCGCATGGCTTCGGCAACGGCGCCAGCCGCTTTGTAAACGCCAAGTTTGTGATAGCCCTTTTTGAGGCTGCCACGCACGGTTTCGGGTGAGCGGCCTGTGATCCGTGCAATCTCTTTGTAGGTGTTGCCCGCGGCTAGCAGCATCATGTCGACCGCTTCAGTGCGGGTTAGACCCAGACTGCCGCGCTCTGGGTTGATTCGTGCTTGCCAGTTGCCTTGTGTGATTTGCATCTCATTCACCCTTGCCTATATATCGATGCTTTAAATATAGGCAAACACATATTAATGGTCAATAGGCATTCCTATATTTTTATGGAGTGCATAAAAAAACCGCCCCGAAGGGCGGTTACTGGTATGGGGTTAGCTTAAGCGGCGAGGTGGCGAATTAGTGTTTTATTATCATTAAGCTCAATAATGCTCGCGTATTTAACTAGCGCAGCCTTAGCCTGTTCAGCACCTTCAGCGTTTGCGCCAGGCTCCAGCACAATAAAAGCCTGTGTGCTTTCGTGCGCTTGCTTGAATTCTACAAGCTTGCCGAGCGTTTGCATGACGGTAGACCAGCGAGGGTCTTGGCCACGGGTAGAGATTGGCTGAACTACTTTTGCATGGTCGGTATTTGCATCAATGGCAAACGGGAAAGTAAGTTGATGCCCGCTAGAGCCTTGAATTGTATAGTTGCGGGTGATTCTTTGCTTGTTGATACCTTTAGAAATAATTTCTCCCACATGATCCTCAAAGCTCTTGGGCGCACCTGGGAACATTTCTCCTATCGCATCACTTAGGCGGATAGAGGCTTCAAAATACCTGGGCAAAAAATGGCTAATCTCATCCTGCTTGCAGGTACCTGTGACTTCACCCGTATGCTTTATGGATAGCCTATAAGCAGAAAGTAGCTCGTCCAGCTTCTTTATTCGCATGGGGGTGATATTCACACCATGTGACTGAGCCGTGAAGAGCTGGTTGCCATCATCTGTGATAGTCAGGTTGCCTTTTCCGTCATCCACCACATAGGCCCCTAAGGATTCAGGATCATAACCATGCGTGAACGCTGAGTTGAGGAAAAAAACACCTTCCTTGATGGGGGTGCATTGATACCCAAGCGCCTCCTTAATGTGCATACAATTCATGGTAATAAACTCCCTTGTTCTTCAGGGGGCATAGTGAAGTCAGGGGCTAGCCTGATGCCTGCTTCTTTCAAGAATAGCTGCCAAAGCTCTACGGTGCTCATAGGATCTAGCGGAATGGCATACCCGTAGCTGGCGGACTCGATCGGAATGTGCAGATGAGGGTGGGGGATTGTCTGCCCAAAGTGTTCTAAGCCCTCACCGACCCGGTTGGTATGCGTTGATGGCTTTCCATCGTCAACGCCAACAATACGCGCATTATCAATAAAAAACGATGCAGAGAAAGCGTCTTTTGCTAATCCGCTGGGCGACCTTTTGTAAGATACTTCAACAAAACAACCTTCTATGGAAATGCCTTCAATCTCTAAAGGCGCTCGGATTTTGAAAGTAGAAGGTATGCTACTCGACCCGACCCAGCCTTTCGCAAAAGAGGCAGGGCCATCCCAGCGCTTGTCTTTTTGAATAAATTCGGCTGCACGGGCGTAGTCTACCTTTTTTGGGTTCTTGCCCATCTAGCCTCCTTTCTAAAGCTTTGTTTTTGCCTCAACCGCCACGCCTATGATGCGGCAATTCCCATTGATCGGAATCAGCGGATAGGCAGGGTTCAGCGGTTTCAGATACTTCTGCCCACCGTCCGCGATCAGCTTTTTAAACGTGGCTTCATTGCTTTCGTCCAGTTGAGCAACCACCAGCTTGCCTGGTGTTGGTTCGATACCAGTATCCACCAGCACAAGGGTACCTTCGGGAATGCTTGGCCTTGCGCCTGCTGGCGCTGTCATTGAGTCGCCAGTTACTTCCAGCCAGAAAGCAGGCCCCTTAGCCGCGTAGTCGGTTGATTCGTGCCGGTCTTCCATTCCTGCAGGATAGGGCACTACGCATTCACTGAACTTCCCAGCCTGCACTTCTGAGATCACTGGGTAACGGCTGTAGCGTATTGGTGTTGGGGCTATAGAAACGTTTTGGTCTGGGCTGCTACCTACAACCTTGCTCATTTCCCCTTTGCCAGTAGCTAACCACAAAGCGCTGACACCAAGTTCATGTGCGATCTGAGTGGAAAAGGAGGTCGATTTTGACTTGCCACGCTCTAAATCAGAAATGCTAGTTTGCTGCACGCCAATTCTCTTGGCGAGCTCTGCTTGATTGAGGCCAGCTAGCTTCCTGGCTTTTTTAAGTCGGTCTTTGAATTCCATATTCGATTTATATAGGCGAACCCATATGCTTGCAAACAGGTTTTCCCATAACTAATATATGGGTATTCCTATTATGGAGCGCTTAAAGATGAGCCAAATCTCTACCTTCCAAAGTCTGGTGGGTTTCTTCGGAACGCAGATTAAGACGGCTGAGTTATTAAAAGTTGATCAGGCAACTGTTTCAGGATGGGTTCGTGGTAAGCACGGCATGTCTCCTGCAGTTGCTTTGCGAGCAGAAAAGCTGACTAAGGGAAAGTTCACCGCTGCTCAGCTTTGCCCAGCTGTCTTTGTTCAGTTGTCCACAGAAAAGGCCGCTTCTCAATGATTCCAGTATATGAGCTGACCCATAACAGCACAGCGCCAGCAATGTGTCTGTTTGGACATACAGTGTTTTGTGAGGTGAGGAAATGAGCATGCAGCCAGATGAAGCGGAGCAGTGGAAGTTAGAGCGGGAAATGAGTCGCTTGGTTGAAGCCATTAGCTCACATATCACTGAAGCGCAGTTGCAAGAGATGAGGGCAAAAAAGTTCCGTGAAGAGGCTGAGAAGCTGAACCAGACGCTTAACCTTTGTCGCCAGCGTCTGGGTTTGCCGCTTATTGCAGTTCCTGAAAACGGCGCTAAGACAGAAGTGTGTCTATCTCGAACCACTCCTGAAGGTCGGATGTGCGCCTCAGTATCACCTCTCGCGCATCGGGGGGAATAGACACATGCTCAAACTCTCCGGCCAAAAAGATCATAAGTTCATCCAGGTGCATGTTGCAGGTTTCACTTGGGCGCAGAGTGTAATGCTCAAACTAAATCAATCCCTAAGTAATCAGCTTCAAGAAGCGTTCCCACTTGCCGAGTACGAAGACTTCGCCCGTGTACCCGCGTTGCTCACAAGTATCGTTAAAAGCAGGTTTGCGAAGCCCTTCGATATCGGGGAAATCCATCAGAGCGATCTTGCAGGTTTCAAATTCGTATTCCTCAAAGCTGTAAGTATTTTTTTTCATATAAAGCTTTTGAAAGCGTCGCCTCGCCTGACGACAATCAGCTGCATGCTTTTTGGGGTTCACAACAAAATCCAGCATGGTACTGACAGCAACAATAACACCGCTGGTAGCGGTCATGATCGTGCTTTCAGTGATGACGCCTGCAAAAGCAGCACTACCTCCAAACAAGCTGGTAAACGTGAATACGTTAGCCATTCTGCTAAACAGCCGCTGTTGAAGCTGCATGTATCTAACTATGTAGCAGGTGCCCTCAATAGCTTCCCCAAGCGTCATTGGATCAAGCCTTTCAGGAAAACGGGGGAGTCTTCCATCTTTCATGCCATTAACCCCCTATCAGGAGCGTATGCAGACTTCGTCTTCTGGAAAATCTGGATCATCAGGAAAACGAGGTTCTGGTCTTGGAATCCTGATCGGTGGAACACATGGGATCTGGCCCGGTGGATGCCATTCTCCTGCTCGGTATCCCTTTTGAAATTTCATCGTTTCTCTCCGTTACAGAATGTTAATGAGGAGGAGATAATTTCCAGTTTAGGACTGGTATTAAAAAAACGCTTATTTTTTTTGCCGGAGGCGCGCCATGACTGAAGAACGCGCATTCCGCGGAGTCTGGATCCCCGCTGAGATTTGGCTGAATCGCGACCTGTCACTGCAAGAGAAAGTGATGCTGATCGAGATCGACAGCCTGCAGCATCCGCAAAAGGGTTGTTTCAAGAGCAACAAGAAGCTGGCCGAGTTTTTTGGCCTCTCGCCCAACCGCGTTTCCGAAGTGATCAGCTCGCTGAAAAAGAAGGGCTGGATTCGCGTGGATCAGGTGCGCGAAGGCAAGCAGATTGTCGAGCGTCGGATCTTCATGAAGCACCCACTCGAAAAGCCGAATAGGGGTACTCGGAAAACCGAACAGGGGTATTCGGAAAGTCGTGAGAACCCTATTCGAGATCCCGAAGGGAGGTATTCGGAAAACAGGGAGAACCCTATTCGAGATCCCGAAGAGGGGTATTCGGAAAACCGTGAAGAGAGGGGTTCAGGTTTAGGGGTTCAGTTAGAGGGTTCCAGTAAGAGGGTTGCGCCTGGGGCCAGCCCAGCCGCTGCCGGTGGTGATTACCTTGGTGCGCTAGAGCCTAAATCTGGTGCTGCTGGCGCTCAGGAATCCGCCGATGATCTGCTGGCGCGAATCCCCAGCGATATGCCGGGCACTCGTGACCCTACCGCCAAGACGTTCAAGGCGTGGGCCAATTACGCCTGTGCGTATCGCCACCGGTACGGCGCTTGGCCGGTCTGGAATGAAAAGACCGGTGCCACCCTGAGCCAGTTGGTCAATCGGGTGGGGGCCGATCGTGCCCCTGGGGTGGCTGCCCATTACGTGAAACTGAACAACCAGTATTACACCGCCCGGATGCATCCCGTGGGGTTGCTGCTGCAGGACTGTGAGGCGATCGCCACCCAACTTGCCACCGGCCAGCAGGTGACCCAAGCCAGGGCGCGCCAGCTGGATAGCACGCAATCCAACCTGAGTAACGCCGAGGAGGCCAAGCGCATCATGGCCGCCCGCCGCCAACAGCAGGAGTCTTCGTCATGCTAACCGACCATGAGTCTGACCAGGTGCTCGAATTGGTGTACGCCACGGCCGAGGTGTTGGGCCAAGAAATTCGCCCAACCGCTGCGGTGTTGATCACCGACGACTTGAGCGGCTACCCGTTTGCCGAAATCCGCCGCGCCTTGGCCCGTTGCCGTGCCGAGCTACACGGCAAGCTGACCCTGGCCGCGATCGTTGAGCGGTTGCCCAGCGCGAATAAGCACCTGTTGCCCAATGAGGCCTGGGCGCTGGCGCTGCGTAGTACCGATGAGAGCGAAACCGTGGTATGGACGCCGGAAATCGCCCGGGCCTTTGGCGTAGCCAAGCCGGTACTGAACGGTGGTGACCAGGTGGGGGCGCGCATGGCGTTTCTGGCAGCCTACGAGCGGGAAGCCGAAACCGCTAAAGCGGAAGGGCGCCAGCCGGTGTGGCAGGTGTCGTTGGGGCATGACCCGCAGCGCCGTGAGCTGGTACTTCAGGAAGCCGTTGATGCCGGCAAGCTAGCCGCGCCGAAGGTGGCGCACCTGTTGCCACCGCCTGAAAAGCCGTTAAGCGAGGAAGGACGGCGCCAGCGTAAGCGTATGGTTGGCCAACTACGCGAGATCATCAATAAGCCAGATGATGCCAAGGCTCGCCAGCGCCGCGAAGAAGCAGAGCGCGAAGAGGCCCGCCGTCGTGAATTGCTAGAGCAGGCGGGCGCGCCGCTGGCTGCGATAGGAGGGCGTTAACCATGTTGAGCCGTGCTTATGACCGGCCTAAGTGCCCGGCTTGCCAATACCGCAAGAGCGCTGACGAGTTTCGCGACCCGGGTACCGGTGAGCCGCTTCCAGCGTGCAAGCAGTGCATGCGCACATCCCAGCGGGGAGGAGGCAGGCAATGGATGGTGTGAGCTGGTTTCTATTAGGCGTGCTGGCGGGTGTGTTCATCGCGGTGGCCTGCGCGGCTGGTGCCTTTTGCAGCAGTGTCGAAAAGCTTAATGATCAAGGGGAGCATGACGATGGGTGAAACATTGAAAGGTGGCCAGCAGGCGCGCCGTGCCGCGTTATTGTGCCAAAACGTGCGATTCGGTTTGTACCTTGATTGCCGCCGCCGTCAGGCAAAGGCACTTGAATACCGGCAGCTGCCAGATGGTACCCACAGCCCGGATGATTGCGCCGATTTCATCCGTCATTCGTGTGGCATCCAAAGCCGCGCCGAGCTGGAACATAACGATACGGCGCTGGCGATGCTGGAACGGATCGTCGCCGATTACCAACGTTGGGAGCAACAGCAACGAATGCTCGACCAGATCGCCGGGGGGATGGCGTGAAGGCGGAAGGGTTTGGAAGGTGATTTATCATCGTTTTGTGGATTGGGAACTCGATCAGGAGCTAGGGCTATGAGCTTGATTCAAAAGCACGGCCAGAACATGGAAGGAAGAGATTTTATCGTTGGTGATATTCATGGGCAGTACGACCTGTTGCTTGAGTCTTTAGCGAGTGTTGATTTCGATAAGTCAAAGGATCGGTTGTTTTGTGTAGGTGACTTGATCGACCGGGGGATAGATTCTTTCGAGTGCTTGTCGCTAGCCTTTGAGCCATGGTTTTTTGGCGTGCGTGGCAATCACGAGATGTTGGCCATTGATGCGCTTGAGCATGGTGGAGACGCGGAAGACCTCTGGATGAGCAACGGCGGCACCTGGGCGATCACTGAGAACATGATCGAAGTCCGGCAAATTCTTCGTGAGGCGCTGAAGTATCTACCTTACGCCCGCCAGATAGATGTTTTGGGGCAGCAGATTGGCATCGTTCATGCCGAGCCGCCTGCGGACTGGTCGCAGGTTGAGATGGCGGATGATGTAGGCAAAGTGGAAATGATATGGGGCCGGACTCGTATAAAGAGTAGGGACACGACGCCAGTTGTAGGCATCGATGCCGTAGTCGTCGGGCACACCATTGTTGAGGAACCTACTTGGCTTGGCAATGTGTTCTATATCGACACCGGTGCCTTTAATACGGGTCGGTTGACGTTGATCAATGCCCGGGAGGTGTTGGCATGAGCTGGCGCCAGCAAACCACTGCCAAAAAGCTACGCCGTCCTCGAGCACTGACCAAAAGTGGTGCGCCCCGGGCAAAGCCTGTTGATTGGGAAGGGCAGGAGCAAGCCGTTCTGATCCGTTGGCTGTATGGCGAGAAGATGCGCGGCCACCCGGTAGGCGAGTTGTTTGATGCCACCTTCCATGTGCCCAACGGTGGCCACCGCAATAAGAAAACCGCGAGCGACCTCAAACGCCAGGGCGTAAAGGCAGGCGTGAGCGATCTCCCCGTTCGTCAGGCCCGCGGCGGTTGGTTTGGCCTGTACCTGGAGTTCAAGGCCACCCCGCCCAAGGATGCGCCGTTAGCCGATAGCCAATTCAAGTGGCTGGAAGATAGCGAGTACGAAGGCTATTGCGCCGTGCTGGCGCTAGGGCTCGAGGAGGCCAAGGCAGTGCTTAGGGAATACGCCAGTTGGCCCCGCACGCAAATAGTCGGCGAACGGCTGGCGCTGGGGAGTGGAACTGAATGGAGGAAGGGGCAATGACACAGCAGAAGGGGAGCAGCATGCAGTTTGATGATTGGAAACGAGTCGCAAACCCCTGGCGTGTCGTGGAGGCGGCGAAGAGTGATGAACGAGCGCGTGATGCAGCGGTGTCCCGCATCATCGACACCATGCTGGAGCTGCAGCTTGATTATCGTCACGACAACCCTGGTTTTCAGCCGTTCAGTGTGACAGCTCTAGCAGGTGAAGTCCCTGGCGGCGGTGGCCGCAGTGACCAGGCCATGCTGGCTGCGTTGCGGTATCACCCTCAAAGCGAGTGGCATAAAGCCTGTGGCGTACTGCTCGATCAACTGCCAAAACGCCAGGCCGCTGCCATGCTTATGCAGGCCGCCCGCATCCGTCCGGAGAAGATGGGCCATAGCATTTGGATGGTAACTGCCAGACAGATGGTAGAGCGGCAGGAGGTGCTGCTTAGGGCGCTGGGTCTGAATGAGTGTGTACGGCATTTTGAGAGTGTGGAGGCGTTGCAGGTGGCGGGGAAGCGTGCTCGTAAGAAGTTGTGGGAATGGCTGGCGCAAGGGGAGGTAGGGCAGGCATAGATTGAAGTGCGTTGGTCAAAAATAATGGCCGACGCGCTTAGCTATCTCAATGCTCTAGAGGAATGGGCATTAGGCTTTGTACGGAAACTGACTGCGCTCAGCCATGCGGCGTTAAAAAACGGCTCACAATGCTCATTTACACCCCGTAAACTCCGGTTTTCGCCGTTCTTTGCCTTGCCTGACCTTACAAGGCTTCCATAAGCGAAATCTGGAGAAGCTTTGCAATCACGATGCCTCAGAATGAACGAGAGAGCTTCATATTCAATCATTTTTTGGTTGAACCGAGAGTTCATGAGCATTTTCAAAAAGCCTCGGCCAAAAACTTCTTTTTAGGCGTCTCTGATATAACGTTGGTGTAACTTGCGCACAAAGTAGAGTATTTTGGGATAAAATGGCATCAGTTATACCCCAAAATGTGTAGCTTTGGCTTCAAGTTTTGACATTGCAATTCGGTAATATAATGTCCTGTGTATGGCTGTTTGTCTTCAAAATAGCAGGAAGTCGTTTGATGACTAGTGTGCTTTCACTATACCCTGCAGATCGCGTCCCCTTTTCTATGTACGGATAGTTTTCGAAAAGAATATCGTTATATTCAGGCTTGAACCGATTAACTAACATAGCTTCAACTTCCGATGTGAGTTCTGGAGAACGCGGACTCAAGGTCGGCTCATATAAACGCTCAATACTGTCGTCATCATCTTCCAACGAAACCTCAAGAAGTATGGGGTTGCACTCCTCAGACAAGCCATATCCCTCATAGGGGCACAAATTCATCTCATCAAATCCATCAATATCAAGCATCAGTAGAGAAATTTCAAAAGGAGCCTTTAGTGACTTGGTGTTTAGCGCATCCTCTACCGTGAGGATTTTTTGCATCTTGTGATGACCTGTAAGTCGCTTCCATATGTCTTGTGAGAAGGCTTTCCCGATATAATGAACTCTATAGCCAATGTAATCAGCGATATTTCCTTTCATCTCGGCTGAAATATTTCCAGAGAGGAATTCATATATGAATTTTTGAGGACTAAACCACCCAAGAAAGCTATCATTAAGCGATAGAAGTTTAAAAGCAGCAACATCTTTAAATGGCTCAGTCAAGTCAGCGTCTTTCTTGTAGAACATTACTTTAATCATAAGCTCTTCCGACGCAGCGCAAAACCCATTTTCAGAAGGCACAAAACTGCACCGCAATGGTTTTGATTCTGTATCATCAACCAGATCGAAGGTAATAACGCCGTCCTTCGTCGTGAAATTGTCGAAATAAATTAATGGGCGCTGGATTATGAAGTAGATAGTGCAGGGCCTAAGTAAGGTTTTAACCTCCTCTTCAGCCATAAGGAATTCAAATTCATATGCGGAAATTATTGGGTACGTAGTTTTCGCATGAATCTGAATCTTTTTTATTCCTTCAACTTTATCCAAAACTAATCTCCAATTTAATAACGCATGCCAGCATGCACGCCTTTGTAGTGGAGGAGTTACCGCAACGAAAAAAGAGTCGCCGTGCCTGGCCTGGTTATGCGTTCATTGAACAACATTTTGTTTGAAAACGGATCGACCACTTCGAACACCCTATCACCCCATGGGGCAGTCGTAATTTCTGGCCGAGAGTAACTGTAATCTCGTGAAGTAATTTCGCGGTTCAGGGCGTCAAGCTCACTAGTATTCACGAACTTTTTAGACCCGGGAGTACAATCTTCAGAGTGTTCACTGAGGTGTAAGAGCAGATCATCTCTAGAAACCTACATATAGATAGGAAAGCCCGGTTTAAAACGATGTTCCCAATCCAGCGACAAACCGAAGAAGTCCAAATAGAACTCCTTAGCCTTAGCCTGATCGTAGATTCGGATAATTGGGATAGCTTGAAAACGCATCCATACTCTCCTTACACATCATGCGCTGCCGTAGGCGGTAACAGTGGATGAGATTGTTATATGTTCATATCATTTATAGATTTTGAATAGCCGCATCTAAATCTCTCTGAAAATAATTGTTTTGAACTACTATCCATAATGTTAATGATGTTTTCTACATATTCTTCAATCGCTCCATCACTAGAGAATGACATTAAACTTAATGCCTTCATTTTAATCAGTGGTGAATTTACCATCAGTTGTCCTAACGACGCAGCCATCTTTTCGTTATCGGTAAAATTTTGTTTTAAGCAACGATTGACACTTGAGACTAGTAAATCTATAGATTGAAGGCCAAAACAATCTTTTGAGTCTGCTAATTCGAAGTCATGAGTCAAAACTTTATTGATATCAATAGCTATGAGAGCTTGTTGAAGATTTTTCAGATCTTTTTCAAAAATTTCCAAAGACTCTTCTAATGTATCATCTATGTTTTTATCGGAAATAGGAGAAAAGGCTGCTAGGAAGTGCGAGTAATCATATTGTGAGCCTAAACAAATAGGGCCTGGCTGTGATAATGATGATACTAACGCGATTCCACTATATAGATGCTTGAATACAACTTCATAGCTTGTTTCTTTTAAATTTTTCTGGTCTAACTTCCACCTAAAAGTGCTTAGCGACTCCGGTGATATTTCTGCATATAAAAGCACAACTTTATCCAGTAAATATTTTAACATGTAACTTTGAAGCATGCACTGGCAAAATTGTTGATCACTCAGCTCGTCAATTAAATTGACTAACTCTTCAACTAAAGAAGCACTGGAAGTCACCTTGCTCGAGTATTTTCGAATTGAATGCTTTATGTTTTCCTTATAATTTTTTGTTTCACTTAGTTCGGTGGGAGAGCCATTTGTAGACAAAACGTGTAGAGTGCAATTCAAGTGAAAAAGTGTGTCTAAGAAAATTGAAAATGATTCAGAGGAACAGTCAGGCCTATTTCTTTTGAACTCCTCAATATCTTCCAGCCCGTTGGAAGTTTTAAGCTTAGAAAGAGCGTCTTTAAGAGCTTGTAAAGATTCATCTGGAACTACTAAAGCGCCAACGGAACTCCACTTATTGGCATCCGATGTCGGAAGGAAAATGCCTGATTCATCAATAAATATATGCAATTTATACCTACTCTAATTGAAAATTTAAAACGCGATGTCCACCGAAAAATTAGGAGCGTAACGAGTAATTTTTCAGAGTGCAGCAACTTGTTATATTTCTTATTCAACCGCACTTAGAAAATTAGGGTATGCTGAATAATCATATTCGTTACCGAACAGCTTATCAGAAGCCTCTTTTACGCGTTTATTGATGTACTTGTTGAAACTACGACCATATATCTGGTCATTACTATTAATCCTTTCTAATAAGTCGATCATTTCAGTTTCTCTGTATTTTTTCAGAACCGGGAAAATAAATTTATCAAAACGAGTCTCTGCAGAGTCAAAGCTCCCACTTTCTCCATAATAAGCATTTCTTAATATTCTTACCTTAGATTTCCATTCAGGAGAATCAGAAAGCGTAAATAAATGCGCTAGATCTGATTTTATTATGTTGCCACCATGGTCAATCACATAGCTAATAAGCTCTTTGTGAAAATCAGTTAAGCTATCAAATTTGAAGTTTGAATAATAAAAATCTCTTTCTTTTTTTCCAATAACATCATCAATAATTACCGTGGCACTCTTGTTTAGCATCTTATATATTTCAGGGTTTCTAGATAATAGCTTTATTAAACTCGAAAGCGTCTTTCTTTCCTTTGATATATCAGAGAAATAATCTACTTCTTTGCCGATCACCTCAAGCGCTGAATGTGAATTTTTTTTATATAGATAGCTTAGGGTTTGAAAATTAATATTTCTATTATTTGATGCTCTTTCATTCTCCATTTTAAAAACAAATTTCCATAAAGATCTAAATACTTCAGTTTCAACTTTTGTGGTCATTTTGGAGAAAAAACGACTTTCTAGATAGTGCTTTAGTTTGTTTTCATCATTTTCTAAGTATTCTTTTGATGCCTCTAAGTCTTCAACTAAGTTAACAACAATGTCTTTAGAGAAGAAAGGCGGTTTTGACAGGACACCATCTACAGAATTAACTATTAAAGCTCTCACCGTTTCTCTATTAGGACGGTGTAACTCCAGATTTGAATCTAATACTGGATGTGCAGATAGATTTCTTTGCTGATATAAATACTCCAAAAAGCAAACGTTATCAGAGCTTAATAAATTTGTTCGCTTTGAGACTTCCTCAACAAGCTTCAACTCCCATTTTGAACTCTTTCTATCTTTTGATTGAATTTCGCTCATTTCTTTAAGGATAGCTTTTGCTGATTTATCTTCATGTAAGTCTATCAAGTCAGTAAGCTTAAAAACCAGATCAATAACAGTTACCGACCAGAGCATAACGGTCGCTGAGCGGAAGCTTTTATTGTTATACGAACTAATTATCTCTTCAAAATATCCCTTTGTTTTATGGTTATAAATGCTTTCACTTAAAGCTTCCAATGAAAATTCGTCCAAAGTCAACTCCATTATTTAATACTGTACAGATTCCTATTTGGAATATATATGATCCTCTGAACCTTTAATTCCCATTAGGCTATCTAGCCAAAAATTCGCGAACCTGCTGCATTACTAGAATGTCCAATCTAGGCCGGTAACAGGCACTTAATTAACTTAATATAGGCTTCATGCGACGCATTGGGAAGCTCAAATTCGTTATTTGTGTCATCGAAAGATCTTTGTAAAAAAATTATTTGCCTAAGTGTCGTGATTGAGGCAATATTTTATCTAGGCTGCGCAAGCTGCGCGATTAGCCCTCACTTCTTGAAGCCCTGCCGGTCACCCGGTGGGGCTTTTGCGTTTCTGTCGCTCCAGTAATTGAGGTTCAGCTATGTCGGCTCATTCTCCTACTCATTGGCTTGAGGAGGCGGAACTGCTGCGCGTTGAGCCAGCACCGCCAAGAGATACACGCGCCGGCAACGTGGCCGCCTTCCTCGATACATTGGCCTTTGCCGAAGGTACGCCTCGCTTTGGCGATCAGGATGGTTTCAATGTGATTGTCGGCGGCAAGACGTTCAGCAGTTACGACGATCACCCGCGCCAGCTTGTTTGGCTGCCTGCTTATGAGATCCACTCCAGCGCAGCGGGGCGGTACCAGTTCTTGATACGTACATGGGATGACCTGGTAGAGCGGTTCCAGCTCCCTGACTTTACGCCTGCTAGCCAAGACCTAGGCGCCGTTCATCTTATCCGTCAGTGCAAAGCGCTTTCCCTGATCCATGACGACCGTATCCGTGACGCCATCCACGCTTGCCGCAACATTTGGGCGAGCCTGCCAGGTGCTGGGTATGGTCAGCGGGAGCTGGCCACAGATGAGCTGCTAAGTGTTTATAAAGCGGCTGGCGGCATTTCCATCGACTAACTAATGAGGCCCGCCCGAGAGGTGCGCCATGAACCCAAGACGAAAAGAGAAACGCCCTATGAACGGCAGAGATCCTAACTTCTGGCAAGGGCTGCTTGATTTTTTGCCTATCACTTTGGTGGCCATCCTGACGTTTACGATGGGCTTTATTCGTGGCGTGCACGAGGGTGGCAGCCTAAAGAAGTCGCTGCTGGGTGCTTTGATGTGCACGCTCCTGGCGACGCCGCTGTTCCCCGTTTTCTTATGGATAGCTGAATCTCAGGGCTGGCCGCCCATCATTGCCTTCCCGCCTTGTGTGTTTCTAGCGTTCCTGGGTACCGATTGGATTCGCAGTAAAGCAGATGACCTCTATGAGGTTTTCATCGGGCGGTGGCGCAAATGATCGGGCAGCTCAAGCGCTACCTGATCGGGGTAGGTATAGGCATAACCAGCATTGCTGCTGTTTATTTCTACTGGCAGCACGTCACCGGCGAACGTGAAGCATACCAGGCAGAGGCTGAGCACCAGCGTGAACGTGCCGAGATATTGATCGAGCACCAGCAGTTGCAGCGCCAGCGCATCGAGAGGCTTAGCAACGCACTGACCGAGCGTGAGCACACGTTAAACACCATTGATGACGATATAGGCGCCAGCACCGGGGCCCTCGAACCATTGGGAGAACAAGATGCGAAAGCAGGTGACTGGCTTGATAGCGATCTGCCTGATGGGGTTGTTGACTGGGTGCGCGAGCTTCAGAGATCAGGCGCTGCCAATGGAGTGCAGCAGCCCCCTGGTACCGGCACATCTAACCAATGAGCTGCCAGCGCCTACTCGGATCTTACAGAGCAATAAGGGGCTACTGCTATTGCTCGCTGAGTATGAGGCGCTACGCCGCCGATTCAATGCTGACCGGGCCGCGGTGGTGGAGATTATAGAAAATGACTTAGGTGCCGAATGAGGACGTTGGCGCGCCAGCCATGCGGTTAACTAGCTGTTTATCTTTACAAAAAAACGAGCGGTTCCTCCTGAGCGGTTGCATCTGCTGTACGGGGGCGCAGAGCCTCGATTTCGCGCTATTTATGAGAATTTTCTAAGGCGAGGTTGTTGTTTCGATGTCGAGCAAAAGACAGCAATCTCCAGAGCCATACTGGCTGAACAAAAGCCAGATGGCGGCAAGCCTGGGTATCAGCGTGCAAGCCTTTGATAAATGGGGCGTTAAGCCGGTGGCGAAGATCGGTAGAAGCGTCTATTTCGACTGCCGTTCAGTGCTGGATTTGAAGCTGGCTGAGCTAGAGGCGAAACAACAATCATCGCAACCTGGCGATGACGATATGGGCTTTGACCCACTGCTCGAGCATAAGCGTGAACAAGAAGAGTACCTGCTGACCAAAGAGCGCCGTATTGGCCAGCAGCAGAAGAACGAACTGGCCGCTCGCAAGGTGGTACCCAGCGAGTTTGCCATCTTCACCTTATCCAAAATCGCGGCAGAGATCGCCGCCATTCTCGACACACTGCCACTAACGATGAAGCGTAAGCATCCTGATTTAGAGACGCGTCACCTGGACACTCTGATGCGGGAGCTAGCGCGCGCCCGTAATCAAGCCAGCGGGCTCGATAGTCTTTTGCCGGAGCTGCTGGATGACTACTTCGACAGTATCGATTCAGCAGCTTAGGGAGTGGCGGCGTTCAGTTCATCAAGGGTTGTTAGCACTGTTTCGGCCCGCACCGCTGACAGCCGTGGAGTGGGCCGACGAGAATTTCTACCTATCCAGCGAATCGAGCTATCACGAAGGACGCTGGACAACACTCCATTTCCAAATCGCCATCTTAAACGCGATGGGTAATGACGAGATCCGCACGGTGAATGTGGTGAAGTCGGCCCGCCTTGGTTACACCAAGATGCTGCTGGCCGCCGCCGGTTACCTGCTGGAGCACAAGAAGCGCAACATCTTAACGTTCAGCCCCACGGATACCGACGCTGAATCGTTCATGAAAACGCACATGGAAACCATGGTGCGTGATGTACCGGTGGTGCTGGAGCTGGCGCCGTGGCACGGCATGAAGCATAGAGATAACACGCTCAGCGCCAAACGGTTCGCCAACGGCAAGCAAGTGTTTGTTCATGGGGGCAAGGCGGCCCGTAACTACCGCGAAAAGTCGGTGGATGTGGTCATCTATGACGAGCTCGCTGCCTTTGATGAAGATATCGAAAAAGAAGGCTCGCCCACCACGCTGGGCGATAAACGCCTTGAAGGCTCTACGTTTCCGAAGTCCATTCGCGGCTCTACGCCTAAGGTACGTGGCCAGTGTCAGATTGAGGCAGCCGCCGAAGAGTCGCCGCACAAACTGAACTTCCATGTGCCATGCCCGCACTGTGGTGAAGAGCAGATCCTCAAGTGGGGCGGCCCCGATGCTGGCTTTGGTATCAAGTGGGATGAAGGAAAGCCAGAGACCGCCTTTTATCTCTGTGAGCACAACGGCTGCGTGATCAAGCAGCACGAACTGCAGGATGAAAGCCGTGAGCACAGCGTCAAAGATGGCGTCTGGGTATGCTCAGAAACAGGCATATGGACGCGCGACGGTATCGACTGGTTTGGCGCTGATCACGAACCAATCCCCACGCCCGACAGCGTGACGTTTTATCTATGGACGGTGCTTAGCCCCTTTACCACCTGGGAGCTGATCGTTCGTGACTTCCTCAAGGCAAAGGGGTCGCCCTCGAAGCTCAAAACATTCGTCAACACCACGCTGGGCGAAACCTGGGAAGACGAGCTGGGCGAAAAGCTTGAGTGGGAAACAATCTATGGGCGGCGTGAAGTTTACCCCCAGGTGCCCGATACAGCAGTGGCACTCACTGGCGGCATCGACACCCAGGACGATCGCTATGAAGGCCGTGTTTGGGCGTGGGGCAAAGATGAAGAGAGCTGGCTGGTAGATCGTTGGATCCTCTACGGCGACCCGGCCGGGCCCGAGCTAAAGCGCAAGGTGGCGCAAAAGCTGCACCAGGGGTACCAACGAACAGACGGGAACTGGTTACCGGTGATGCGCTGGTGCTGGGATTCTGGCGGGCATTACACCGATGAAGTCTACGCCATGAGTAAGCAGCAGGGCGCTTACTGGGTGATTCCGATCAAGGGTGCCAATAAATACGGCAAGCCGATTGCCAACATGCCGCGCAAGAAGACCGCTAAAGGCGTTTTCCTCACTGAAGTGGGTACCGACAACGCCAAGGAAACCATCTACAACCGCCTCAAGCTTCAGCCGCAACCTGGCGTGGCGGTACCCGGTTGCGTCCACTTGCCCTCGAACGATCTCATCTGCGACGAGGATGAGATCAAGCAGCTCACCGCTGAAATCAAAGTGGCCAAGATCGAAAAAGGGCGGCGTGTTTACCGCTGGGATGCAGGCGGCCGCCGTAACGAAGCGCTGGACTGTTTCGTTTATGCCCTGGCTGCTTTGCGTATTAGCCAGCAGCGCTTTGGCCTAGACCTTAATGACACCGCCACGCTGGCGCCGCGTCCCAAGCGTCGGCGTTCCCGCGTGGCTAGAAAGAGCAGCTTATGACGACCGAAACTTATTCTGCACGCCTTAGTAAGGTGCGCGAAGCCATCGACAAAATCCTAAGCGGCTCGCAGTCATGGCGCTTTGGCGATCGGCAGTACACCCGGGCAGACCTCCCCACGCTTTACAAAATGGAAGAGCGCTTTGAACGAATGGCCGCTAAAGAGAGAGCAGCGAAAACCCACGGTGGTCGTCACCGCGTTCGCTACATTGGATTTTAATCATGGGCCTATTTAACCGCTTAAAGGGCAGCACTGCTGAACAAAAGCGCGATCAGCTGGTTCGCCAGGAACTTGAGCGCCTGGAGTCTACGCAAGGCCGTGCGCGCGCCAATAGTGGCAGCGAGACTCGGCACCGCGGCGCAAGCCGGATGATTCGCTCGATGCTCAGTTGGCTACCTGGGCTCGGTAGCCCTCGGCAGGACACTCCCACCGGCGAACGCGAACTGCTGATTAGCCGTACCCGGGACGCCTACCGAAACCACATGATGGCACGTGCCGCCGTTAACCGTGCCGCCACCAACGTGGTGGGCATGGGGCTAACGGTGCGTCCTAACGTAGACGGTGAATCCCTGGGGCTAAGCGACGATGAAGCCGATGCGCTCAATGATGAGCTGGCGCGTGGGTTTCGGTTATGGGCAGAGGATCCAGCCGAGTGCGACATCGAGGCCGGTCTCGATTTTTACATGCTCCAGCGGCTGGCCTTTATCAGTGCGTTAGTCAGCGGCGATGTGTTTGCCATGACACCCGATGATCAGCGCCCTGGCTGCCTGTTTGGCACAAAGCTGCAGTTGATTGAAGCCGAGCGGGTCGGCAATCCGTTGACCAACCTTCACACCCCGAATGAAGTCGACGGTGTACGCACCGACAGACTGGGCAAGCCGACGCATATTCGCGTTTGCAGTGGTTACCCAAGTGACTACACCACCTCGCAGCAGTGGAAATGGTACCCGATCTTTGGCCCCCAAACGGGGCGCCGGCGCATTTTGCACCTGGTTAATGAGAAAGGCCGGCCAGGTCAAACCCGCGGCGTGCCGTACTTGGCACCGATTCTGGAAGCGCTGCAAAAGTTGGAGCGGTTCAGCCAGGCAGAGCTGACCGCTGCCGTGATCAGCGCCATGTTCACCGTGGCGATTAAGCATTCGCCCAATGATGATCCCGACATGGCGGCCGGCGGGCCAATGTGGAGCGAGGATAGCGACGACCCCAACAAACCCGACCGGCCCGTTGTCAGTAGCTCCGGAGACCAGCCCAGTGATGGCGATAACCTGACCTTGGGGGAAGGCGCTGTCTGGGATCTTGAGGAGGGCGCCGAACCGGTCACCATTAACCCCAACCGGCCGAATGCCCAGTTCGACCCGTTCTTTGTGGCCATTGTGAAAGAGATGGGGGCGGCACTGGAAATGCCTTCTGAGGTGCTGCTGATGCACTTCTCGACGAGTTATACCGCCGCCCGCGCCGCCTTCAACCAGCTATGGAAGTTTATCAAGCAGCGCCGCCACCATCTTACGGTGCAGTTTTGTCAGCCCACTTACGAGCTGGTCATCGATGAGCTGGTGGCGCGTGGCCGTATTCAGCTACCGGGTTATAACGACCCGGTACGCCGCCGTGCTTATACCCGCGGCTTATGGATCGGTGAACCCCTTGGCTCGCTAAATGAGCAGGTCGATGCCCGGGCAGCAACCGAGCGGATCGCCAACGGCACCAGTAACGAACATATCGAAACCATGGCGCTGCACGGCGAAGACTGGGAAGACGTTCATCGAGACCGTGCCCGAGAAATCCAGCGCAAGCGAGAAGACAACGTGCCTGTCTATGTGGGCGGAAAAGTGCACTCAGAAGAGAAAGAGCCCGCCAACGCAGACGCTGACGAATAAATCAGGAGAACCCCATGACACTGCCTCGCACCGCCTTCGAGTTGGCGGCTAGCCATACGTGGCTGATGACCGCTGAAGCACTCGATACCGTCATGGCCGTTGCAGCGCGGGAAGGCGATGTTCAAGCGCTGGAAGCCAGGCTAGGTCGCCCGCTGGACAATACGCGCAGCGTCACCGTGCGCGATGGTGTTGCCATTATCCCCGTTAGCGGCCCTATTTTTCGTCATGCCAATTTGATGACCGAGATTAGCGGTGCCACTGCCACCGGCAGCCTGGCCACCGACATTCAGGCGGCGCTCGATAACCCGTCTGTGAGTGTGCTGGTGCTGGACATTGACAGCCCCGGCGGTGAAGCCACCGGCATTAATGAACTGGCAGAGATGATCTTTCAGGCACGCGGTACCAAGCCGATCAAAGCCTACGTAGGCGGGCAGGCGGCCAGTGCTTCGTACTGGATTGCCAGCGCAGCCGATGAAGTGATCGTTGACGACACCGCCCAGCTAGGCAGCGTTGGCGTGGTGCTTAGCCTGCGTAAGCGCGAAGACCGTCCCGGCGAAAAGAGCTATGAGATTGTTTCAAGCAACGCCCCGAACAAGCGCCCAGATCTGGAAACCGAGGCAGGCCGTGCCCAGCTGCAAACGCGCACTGATGAGCTCGCAGATGTGTTTCTCGACAAGGTGGCACGCAATCGAAGCATTCCCCGTGAAGAGGTTAATGACCGTTTCCGCCAGGGCGGTATCGCCACTGGTGCACTTGCCGTGGCGGCCGGTATGGCCGACCGCCTCGGCTCACTAGAGGGCCTGATCGCCGAACTGGCGGGCTCCGTCTCAAAAACCAGCACGAAAAGGAGCGTCATGATGACGACCGTTAAAACCACCGCTGAACTCCATGCCGCCATTGAAGCGGGCACCGACCCAAAAAGCATTCAGATTGCGGCCGCTGAAACCGTTGATACCGACAAAATTCGAGCCGAGGCGGCTGACGCTGAGCGCGCACGCTGCAAAGGCATTCTTGACCTGGCATCGCCAGGCTTTGAGAAAGAGGTGGCCACCGCCATTGATGAAGGTACCAGTGTCGAAGCCACGGGATTGGCGCTATTCAAAGCCGCCCAGGATCGCGGAATCAGTTTGCAGTCTATGCGTGCGGACGGGCAGGGCGCGCCTTCGGCTACCCCGCCGAAAGATGACACCGAAGCGGTCGAACGTGCCGAAGGGGTCAATGCCATCACCGCTCGCTGGAAGTGATCTCCCGCCAACCGCAAGCCAATACCACTGATCGTTAAAGAGGATTTCATCATGGCTGGAATGACCGCCAAACCCCACCCGCAAGCCGCCGCGTTGCTGGCAGGCGATTTCCCGCGCCGCTTCATGACAATCACCGTTGCCGCCGGCCAAGTTCAGCCAGCGGGTGCCGTGATGGGGGAAGTGACTGCGGATGAGAAATACATCTTGTCTGCCTCAGCCGCCGAAGACGGCAGCGCAACCCCGAGCGTCATTCTGTGGGAAGACGTCGACGCGACGGACGGCGATGTAGAAGCCGAAGCGCTGATGTGTGGTGACGTGCGCGGTGACAAGCTCACCCTTGGCACTGGCCACACCGTCGCTTCAGTCCGCAAAGCGCTGCGTCACGTTTCCCTATTCGTTCGATAAGCCCGCCGCTAGAGGCAGCCAGGCCTTTCATCGTTGATATAACCCAGGAGAAAACCATGGACTTGTTTGAACCCCGCACAATGCTAGAGGCGGTTGAGCAGATGAAGCGCGCCCGGCGTTTCCTCGGCACTACCTTCTTTGGTGCTAACCCGGTCAACTCTGTGACCCAGCACGTTGACATCGACATCCTCAAAGGCCAGCGCAAAATGGCGCCGTTCGTTCGCTCTAACCGCCCTGGCAAAGTGGTTGATCGTACCGGTAGCGTTATGCGCAGCTATCAGCCGCCTTACATCAAGCCCAAGCTGGAAACTAACGCAGGCCAGTTGCTTGGCCATCGCCAGCCAGGTGAGCAAATCTATTCTGGCCGCACGCCGCTTCAACGGGCGGGGGATCAGCTGGCGCGTGACATGGAAGATCTGGATGACCAAATCAACCGCCGTGAAGAGTGGATGGTGGCGCAAGCCTTGACCAGCGGCCAAGTGGAAGTGGTGGGTGATGGTGTCGATGACATCATTGATTATCAGATGGCTGCCAGCCACCAGGTCACTGAAGCCGTGCTATGGACGGAACCTACCGCCGACCCGATTGCTGACCTGCGTAAGTACAAGCGGCGCATCGCCAAAGACAGCGGCCGGACGGCGAATGCCGCCGTGATGAGCGCCGAGGCGGCTGACGCCTTCCTGGATAGTGAATCCGTCATCAAGAAGCTCAACACCCGGCGCATCGATCTTGGCATGATTCGCCCGGAAGAGCTGCCGGATGGGGTGACCTACCTGGGCTACCTCAACGATCCTGGTGTTGATCTCTTCTCCTACGAAGAGTGGTACCTCGATCCGGAGGGTAATGAGCAACCAATGATCCCGGCAGGTGGTTTAGTCATGGGGCCCACCTCCAGCCGTTGCGGCATGCTGTACGCGGCCATTCAGGATATGGAGGCCATTGAAGGTGGCATGTTCGATGTTGCTCGCTACCCGAAAAGTTGGATCGAGAAAGATCCCAGCGTGCGTTGGCTCATGATGCAGGCAGCACCCCTGCCAGGCTTCCATGAACCGGATGCCTTTGTTTACGCCAAGGTCGCATAACCGCCCCGCTCAATGCGGGGTTTTTTGTGCCCCATCGACTAACAGGAGGCCGCCATGGCTAAACAATACGTGGTAATCCGCGGACAAATTGAAAAGGGCAATGAGGTGCTGGCCAAGCTTGGCCAGCCTTACAAGCCTAAAAATAAACCCGAAGAGGATCGCTTGGTGAAGGCAGGCGTGATTGGGGAAGCCCCAGGTTCACAGAAAGCAGCCGAAACTGACATCGACCCTTCAACCAGCCAGGGCACAGGCGGTGCGTGATGAGCGTCTTTGACGACGAAGTGCGGGAAGGCACGCGGGAAATACTGGTGGAAGCCGGCGATCCCGCGTCCTTCGCCGCACTAAATGCCGATCCTGTGTCTGTCACTGTGATGCTCGATCGAGACGTGGAGCGCACCGTGGCAGGCATGCAAGGCGTCATCATGGAAGCCCGTACCGAGCTAACCGGCTACACCAGTGAACTTGGTGCTGGCGCCCGCGGCGATGTAGTGACGCTGAACGGCAAGGGCTGGCGGTTGGGCCAAAAGGCCCGCGATGACGGATACCTGGTCACCTGGATTGTGACCCCGGAGCGAACATGAGCCAGACCTCCCCGATCAAGATAACGGTGGATAGGCAAGCGATCCGCCGTATCGAAAGTGACTTGATGCACATTAAGAATGGCGCACCGCGCGCCATGAGCCGCGCCATCAACCACACGTTAGGTGTAACCCGTACCGAGGCCAGCAAAGAGATCCGCAAGCAGGTGAAGCTCAAGGCGGGCTATGTGCGCGACAAGCTGACCGTTAAGCGGGCCACCGTTAATAGCTTGAACGGCGCTATCCGGACGCCAACGCGGGGCACGCTGCTCACTCGCTACCCACACCGTGCCTATAAAGCGGGTGGGCTGGGTGTGCAGGTAAAGCCAAGTGGTGGCAAAAAGCGCATGCCTGGCGCTTTCTTCATTCGGTTCGCCAACGGTGTGCAGGCTATCGCTATTCGTACCCAATACGGCCCTGGCCTGGGGCGCAGTGAAGGCATCAAGGTGCTTTACGGCCCTTCTACCAGCCAGGTGTTTAGCGATGTAAAAGACGATCTCGAGGCGCCCAGCGGCAATCGCTTAATGCAGCGCATGGATCATGAAGCAGAACGACTACTCAATCGGCAATGATATGACCCCTATCAGAGAGCAGATCATCGCAGCACTCGCAGAGCGGCTAAGTGCCGAGCGAGCGAACAGCATCATCGACACCTTGCCCGCGCGAAGCCTTTGGGATGGCAGTGACGGCCTTGTGGAGCGTAACCGTTACGGCGGTGTGAGCGTGACCACGGAGGTCACGGTTGAAACTGTGCACCAGGCTGACCGCGACCACCGGCAATGGAGCACTCAGGGCAACACTATTCTGGCTGACCTGATTCATGAGGCTACTGGAGGCGATCGCACGCTGGGTGGGCTATGCGAGGATATCGCCTATACCGGCGGCACGATCTACTACCCCGAAGAGGGCAGCGACATCATTGGCGTGGATCTAGTGCTGGCCGTGCGCTGGTCGCATGCCGTTGGGGATCCATTTAGTGCTAGCTAATGAATCTTTTTGAAGCCTGAATGATGAGCTCTGAATCTGAGCAGGCATCAGTTGGAAGTATCAACTCTTCGTAACTGATTGCTTCCGCAGCGTATCGATCGAAAAGGACAGTATTTAGAGGTAGCTCATCGTCAATCCTGGATTCATAAAATAACCGCAGCACTTTGGATCACACAGTAGAGGAAGGAGGGACAGCGCCGGTACCCTCTCGACTTTACCAATGGGATGGAGTCCGACCCACCTTACATCAGCGCTGCTGCGCCATAATAGATAGGGTGAGAGGGCTACTGCCTTGC